AACCTGATTTCAAAACAAGCTGTGGCAATTTCAAAGCAGCAAACCTTATTTGCATTGCCATCCACCTTTGAAAATTCGGTTGCACGAAAATTAAAGGCCTATAATGCTGCATTGGTCTTGATTCCCGGCTTGATAACATCCAAAAACGACAAATATTTATATGAAACACAAGGTTCAACCGCAATTGCAGGCGCTTGCCAGTGTGCCGTAACTCCCTTGGAAGGGGATTATATCACCCGTACCCAAATAGAAGCGGCTGTTGATACCATTGTGGAGATATACAATGAATATTTGGTGAACCTGGATGCAAACCACGTGAGCCAATACAGCATAGAAAAAGCCTGGAACCCCAATGCGATTTTGCAGGCACAATTAAACGATTTGGTAATTGATGCCATTGGCAACCTTCAAGTACTGGCATTTGAAGCAAAACAGGAACGGATCATATATACCGAAAAAGATACCAATTTGATCCTATTGGTTCACAGGTATATTGGTCTGGATCCCGAAGATAAGAACCTGGACAATTTCAGGAAAATAAACAGCATCAAAAATGATGAACTTTTCCTGGTACCTAAAGGCAGGAAAATTAAATATTTCGCGTAAAAAAAGCCTTTCGAAAAAGGCTGATTTAAGTTTGCATAATATTTAATTTTTAGATTAAATAAATAAGAACCACTAATATAGTCAAATGAAAATCAAAATCAACGGTACCTACATAAAATTCTTTGATGAGGTGAATATTGCCCTGAACCTGGACACGGTAGGTTCGGTGTTTTCATTTGTGGGGCGTTTCAATCCCGATAATCCATTGCACAAGAAAGTTTTCAAACCCTTGTCTTTTGCGAAAGTTGAGGTTTTTGGTGATGATGATGTGCTGATTTTGACCGGGCAAATAGTAAACCATACGTTCAATTCCACATCAAGCCCCGGCCTTTGGAATTTATCGGGCTATTCCACACCCGGCATTTTGGAAGATGTGAGCATCCCTTATTCTTTATATCCGTTGGAAAGTATCAACAGGAATTTAAAGGATATCACAGAGCGTTTGATTGCCCCTTTCGGGATTAAACTTATCATAGATAAATCGGTTTCAAAAGATGCCGGGTTGGTGTTCGATAAATCGGTGGCAACCCCTTCCGAAAGCATTAAAAATTACCTCGCAAAAATTGCCAGTCAGCGTAATATTGTGATGTCCCACAATGCAGCGGGGGATTTGGTATATTTCAAACCCGATACAAATCAGGTGCCAAAGCGAAGGTTCAATGAAACGATGGGGGTTGAAATGAGTTTGGGGGTAAAAGGCCAGGGCCTGCATTCTGAAATTACCGTATTGAGACAGCCATCAGATGAAGGTTCGAACATTTCCCCTGTGGATACCATCAAAAATGCATTGGTGCCAGGTTTCAGGCCATCGGTACAAGTATTATCTTCAGGGACAGATACGGCGACCAAAGCCGCAGCCGATAATGAACTCGCATCAGAACTTAAGAATATAGAGATAGGTTTGACCCTGCACAAAATCGAAAACCTGTTACCGGGGGATATTATAGAAGTCCGAAATCCAGAAATATTCTTGTTTGAATACACCCGGTTAATGATAACTGGAGTGGTGATTACCGAAAACACCAAAAGTTCCGCAATGAGCATTTCCCTTGCCCTGCCCGAATCCTTTACAGGGGAACAACCTAAAGACATTTTTAAATGATCAGTACAGCAAAAGTAAAACAGTGGAGCCTGGAGAAGGGAAAACGTATCCTGAAACTGCTGCAATTTGGAGCCAAAACAGCCAAAGTCGCTGCCCCGTTTGGTGATGATGCCAACCCCATCAAGGATATGACTGCCATTTATGCCGAAACCACCGTAAACGGAGAACCCTTTGTGATAGGATATGTAAATACAAACCAGGTAGCAGCTGTTGGGGAAAAAAGGATTTTCAGCCTGAAAGAAGATGGCAACTCATCCACTTATATCTGGTTGAAAAATGATAAAACCATCGAGATAGGCGGAAATGCCGATAATGCCGTTCGGTTTTTACCCCTTAAAACAGGGATCTCAGCAACCGATACCGCGATCACCGCAGAACTTGCAAAGATTCAAGCTGCGTTTGTTACGGTGGGTGGGGTATATGCTCCAGGGACTATTTCCACGGATATTGACGGTTCCAAAATAGCAGAAATTAAAACCTTATAGTAAGTTAATAACTCATTAATTTGTGTTTAATTGTTTGTTATTCAGGTTATTGGCTTAAATAAAAAATTATTAAATAACCGTTAAATTTGGGATATGGAATATACACCCGCGCAATATATTGAATCGAAAACAACTTTATTGGCGCGAATAATTGCCATTGATGCACTTATAGACACTATGATTTTACGCCTTGCAGATGTTGCGGGCGGTTTGAACGTGTCCGTTGAAGAGTACCAGATGGATGACGGGCAGATGAAGATAAAGACCCGGTACCGCGATGTGAAGGATGTGGAAGCCGGTGTAAAATCTTTGGAAAAAATGAAGCAAATGTATGAGAACCGCCACAACGGACGGGTTTTTCATATGAGGGATTCACGGTCATACAGATAATATGGGATTAAGAAAGTTTATACAGTCGTTTTTTATGGTGGAAGGACCCACATCAAGTAGTTCTTTCCCCGGGGAATACGACAATTTACAGCCGGTACGCACGGCATTTTTCAACGGGGAAAAAACACCCTATGAAATGGGGGACGTTTTGAACGTACTGCCAGATTACAATTCTTTACGCCTACGGTCTTATGAGGCAAATCTAAAGAGCGATGTGGTAAAGATAATCACCAATAAATTCTTTAAATGGATCATTGGAAGCGGGTTGAAGTTACAAAGTGAACCCGTGTTGCCCGTTTTGGTGACAGAGGGCATCACTACTGATGATCTTACGAATTTTAAGAACAGCGTGGAATCCAGGTACAACCTGTGGGCAAAATCAAAACACACCGATTTTATAGGACAAAACAACCTGCACGTGCAGGCCAACAACCTTTTTGAAACCACTTTTTTAGGTGGGGATGCCCTGGTGATCCTTAGGGTAGAAAATGGGAATTTGAATGTTCAGATAATAGACGGCCAACAGGTGCAAACCCCCTACTTTGACAATGAACACCGCAGGGCTGCAGAGACCCGTGGAAATGTGATTAAAAACGGCATTGAAAAGGACAAACGGGGCAGGCATGTTGCGTTTTTTATCCGCGTGGTAAAGGAAGGTTCCCTATTGGGAGGTTTTGAGCGCATTCCCGTTTTCGGGAAGCTCACCAATCGTAAAATGGCCTGGATGGTTTATTTCAAAAAACACCGCATAGATCACGATAGGGGCATAGGGGCATTGCCAGCGGTGCTTGAAAAAATCGAAAAGCTTGACCGCTATACCGAAGCTGCAGTAGGAAGTGCCGAAGAACGAGCAAAGCTCCTGTACTACATAAAGCACAACCGGGACAGTACCGGGGAAAACCCACTTCAAAAGAAGATGATGAGGTCTTTGGGAGGCGGGGAAAATGTAGACTTGGATTCCTATGCTGAAGGGGAAAAGCAAGCCAAAAACATTACCCAGACCACTTCCAAGCAAGTTTATAATCTTCCGATAGGAGCCGATATAGGTTCCCCATCTGTGGGATCTGTACAAATAGAATACCCTGAATTTTGGAGGGCAGTGTTCAACTCCATAGCCGCTGCGGTGGATATCCCACCCGAAGTTGCTTTACAAATGTACAACTCCAATTATTCTGCCAGTAGGGCAGCAATTAACGGATGGCAGCATTTGATGAACGTGACCCGCCAAAAATTCTCCGATGATTTCTACAAACCCATTTATGAAATGTGGTTGGAAATCGAGGTACTGAAATCAAAAGTTTCTGCCCCCGGATATTTAAAGGCCATTCAGCAAAAAAACTGGTTCGCTTTGGAAGCTTATTCCAATGCCCGTTTCACGGGTGCCAATATCCCTCATATAGATCCCAAGAAAGAAGCAGATGCCATTAGGCTAAT